AGTGTTCTACCATCAGATGCTTGAATCCAGCGCAATACCGCAAGTTCCCGATCAAGCAGATAGCAATCCTGTCGATTAAACCATTCGCGCCATTCTTCACTGCCTTTGCGGCGGTTGCAATTACGGCAGGCTGGGACAAGGTTAGTAGCTACTGTTGCGCCACCTTTGTGTCGCGGCCTGACGTGATCCAGTGTGTCCGCTGATTCGCCACAATAGGCGCATTGATGTTGCCAAGCCTCAAAGATCTCTTGCCTGAATTTGTGTTTTGCACTGCGTTTTGGGACAAGGTTTGCGCCATCAATGCAATGATCCACTTAGACCGTCGGGCGGCACGTAACATCAACGCCGCCGCGATGACGTGGTGTTAAATCAAGCCAGATGCCACCTAGTGATTTTGGCATCACGATGCGCTCCACTGCCCAACCACCAGTGCCGCCAAATTCTTGCTTATAGGTGCCAGTTTGCAGATGCCAACGCTGCTCAACCCATGCCTTGCCATTGTCGCTGATGCGATAGCAAGGATGCGCCACAATGCTGCGCTCGTGGTTATGGCCGTTCAGCACGATGTCGGCATCAGGTGCGATCTGCGCATAGCGCCCGCCGCCCATTGTGCCCTTGGTGACAATCCCGCCCCATGCGCCGTGGTGAAAGAACAGTGTGCAGCGACGCACGCCGCCCCCTTCACGTTCAAATACAAACCGCACAAAACCTTGATAGCCCATGTGCTCAGTCACTGCGCCATCATTGCGCATGAGCCGGACCACATTTTCTAGCGGGTCAATCTCTTGATTATTGAGGACAGCAGTTTCGTGGTTGCCGTCGCCCATCATCAAAATCATGTCACCGTAGGGCTTTAGGAAATCAGCCGACTCACGAAAGACCAGATCAAAATAGTTACCACCTAGGTGTTCCGGCCTGATATCACCCTTGCTGCCGCGGCGATCTTTCTTGCCTTGCATCAAGCACATCACATCACCGAAAAACAATGCTTTACCACCGATGGCTTTGCATTCTTCAAGATGCTGCTTAAACAACCCGCGGTTGCATTTTGGGTTGTCTAGGTGGATATCAGATGCCAGCAGGAATGTGACTGGCTCCTTGACGCTGGTGTAGGGTATGCGCACCTCTAGCAGCTCTGGCGATAATCGCGCGGATGTAATCGCCATGCCGTTGGTAGCGGCGTACACTGCAGTCTAGGCGTAATCCCAGCGAACCCTTGGCCTGCCGCGCCTTATTCCCAAGTGGCAAAATCCCTTAGGTGCGCCGTAGCCGAGTGAGTATGGCCAATTTGCATCGCACCATTCCTGCACGTGGTTAATGTTCACCTCACGAATGTAGAAATCAACAGCTCCAACATTTGGCGCATCATACAAGTGCTCGCTAGCGCTGGATCCGCCAACTGCTGCATTGATTGTGCGTGGACGGTAGCCGCTGGTAATAATTACAGGCTTGCCGCCAAACTTGACGCGGGCACGTTCAAGGAATGCAGCAAGCTCGGCTGCGGTGTCGACTTGATATTGATGGTCAAAGCGGCGTGCCTCTTGCCATAGCGCAAATTCACCAAGCTGCACATGCGGCGTGATGCGTGCAGTAAATGGGCTGTCGGGCGACAGCTTGGCTGGATCCTGCTGCTGCTCACCAGCCCATAGCTTGCCTTCAGCACGACGACGGCGCAATAGCCCAGCCTCTACTGACGTACCAGGATTGCGGTATAGCTCCATTGCATCTGGCACTGCAGCCCAATCCTTATCGCGCAGGCACTTGCTGATGGTTTCAAAGCCAGCGCTGCCGTAAAAGCCAGCGCCAAGGTTGTAAGCGAATGACAGCAGCGCACATTGCTTGTTGCCGCTCATGGTGCCCCAGTGCGGCACACTACTGCGCAGTTTCTGTGCAATGCGATCTACTTCAATCTCCAGCAGCTCATTAGCGTCGATCACTGTGATCTTGTCGCCACGCTGCACCTTGCGGCCATCTGGGTAGCGCGTGGTGCCATAGCCGATGGTTGCTATATCCCATCCATGCAGTGGATCAGGGTAGGCGCTGAGATGCACGCCTTCGAACTCTTTAATGAGCTTTAGGGCTGCGTCATAATTATGCAGCTTGCCGCCAGCCTGCCATGTCTTGTACCACGGTTGATCTCTATTGAAGACTTGCGGCGCAACCTTTAATAGTTCCGCCTCTAGTTCAGAGATTGCCGCCATTTGATGTGGCGTGCCGTGCTTGTAATACTTGAACAGATCAGTCAGTTTAATCATCGCTTGACGAATGGAGTGATCACACCGGCAAGGATCTCAATAGCTCTGTAGATCTTGACCACTGCCTTAGATGCAGCAGTCAGCGCTGCGTCATCTTTTGGGGTAGGTGTCAAATTGACCACGATCAATGCAACACCGTGAATGGCAACTACCAAGGCGATGTAATCAGTGATGCGATCCATGACTAGATGAATGGTGGCCTTGCTTCTAGTTTAGTGACCCTTTGCTCTACGGTATTCAGCCGCGTAAATGTCTCCTTGCGATCTTCTTTGATGTCCGTGTGCAGCACTTCAAGCTGCGTTGCAATGTGTTCTACGGCGCTGGTCAGACGGATGACGGCATCACGCGCTTCATCATTGCGGCGACTGAAGCCCATCGCACCCATTGCAGCCACGCTGATGGACGCTCCAGCAACAGCAGCGATCAGCTCGATCATGCCATCAGTTTACCGGTGCCATCAGCAGTCCACCGCCTCGCTGTATTCGGGCTGAGTCTTCAGCCAGGCGTAGCCAATCGCCAGCGGGTCGTTGCCGGGTTGCAGTTCGCTGGTAGGCGCAAAGACTGTGCGATCAAACACCGGGCTGGCATCCTCATTGCGGGCATCCGCGTTCGCGTAATGCGAAATCTGAATCAGCGTCTGCTCCTTATCGCAACGCATCAGCGTGATACGGGCGTAGGTGTCGGCCATGGGGATGCCGATGTTGGTCTGGGCGAGGGAAGTGGACAGTGCCATCAGTAGGTCATCTCCGTAGTGTTGATTTTGCAGACCCACCTTATTGTGGTGGCTGCAGCACCAGTGACGGTGACGGCAATGCCGCCGTTGGTGGTGTCAGCGGTAACGGCAACCACCCATGTTGCAGCGCCAGCGTCGTTGTGGGTCATGGTGACTGTAGGCGTGCCAACCATTACGGTCGATGCTGCGTTAGCGCCACGCTTGATTGCACCATCAATCGTCCACCGTGCAGTGTTGCCTGCTGCTGTGACACCTGCGATCACCTCGCCGCTGAAGCTGTAGGCGCTGTTGTTGGCCAGGATGACTTGGTTGGTGGTTGTGCCCGGTTGGTTATTGCTAGCGAGAACCGTTGCGGTAGCATCAGTGGTTTGGCGGGCTAGGAGCAGAAGCGCGGATTGTGTAGATCCAGCCGCACTAGATACTGGCTGGTTACATGCAGGAAAAACGTGATAGCCAACAATACTTCTTGTGTTGCCACTAGCCCCACCCATCACTGCCGAATAACTTCCTGATGCAGTGTGTACTCCACCTCCTCCAATAAAAGTAGAACGACCAGAAGCCGTATTGCTTTCCCCACTTGCTACACACGCATTCGCCCCACTCGCCGTATTGCTATTACCCCCACACACCACAGCGTGCGAGTTGGTTTGGGCGGCGTTGCTCTGGCCGCCGCCGACGAAGGAGTAGTTTGAGGTTGCTTGATTTGAGGCTCCGGCGGCTGTTGCGCTCCAAGCGGCTGTTGCGCGATTGTCGTATCCTCCCCCTATAAACGCATTAGCGCCAGTGCCATATGTGCTATCTTGCCCTCCGCAAATAACGCTAAATATGCCGCTTGCAAGATTGTTTTGCCCCCCGCACACAACGGAATAGTTCCCGCTAGCAACTTGCGTAGCAGTGGTCCGAAATTTCTGTAAATCCGTCGCAAACTGCCCCCGTTTATCGCCACCCGCTCTCGTCCCATCCGGCACCTGCGCCAGCGTCGCGCCTGTACCCTTGGCGACCAGAGCGATGTCGGCATTGGTGGCGCTAATTGTGCCGCCGTTGATCTCGGTGACGGGCGTGGTGCTATTGACGCCCTCGCTGCGCAGACGTGCAACAAGCCGCAGCAGTGGTGACGCCCAACCTGCAGTGTTTAGGTTCACGTCAGGTCACCCCCAAACGCCGCAACACGCACAGTGCCGGTGGTTGGTGCCACGGTGATCGTCGCGCCCAGCTTGTGCGATGCGCTCGGCAGCACCAGATCCGTGTAGGCGGTCACCAAGCGGTAGCCTTTGACGGTATTGCTGCCGGTGGTAGCGCTGATCGTGATCTGATCGAACAGGTCCCACTGCGTCCCATCCCACAGGAAGATGTTCACCAGTGCCGCAACAGTCGTCGCGGTGCCTTGCACGTTGATGCTCAACACACGAGTGCCAGCGCTGACGCCGGTTATCAAATCGTTGATCGTGCCGGTGCCATCCGTTGCGGTGTTGGCTGTACTCAGCGAGACGCGCCCAATGCGCGGAGTGGAGACAAATGCGGGATTGGCTGCCATGGCTTAGATGCAATTCTGGTTGAGGTAGAGGTTGTCACCGGTCGAGCTGCCACCACCGCCGCCACCACCCGTTGCGCTCAGCGTGCCGCCGCTCAGCGATAGGCCGCTGCCGATGGTGATCTCTTCAATGGCGCCAGCACCAGCGGTGGAGCGGCCCAGCAGCTTGCCGGTGCTCATTTGTGCGCCAATCGCTGTCACCAGCTGATTGACCAGATCAACACCATTGAGGAACTTGCGTGCCATCAGCCGATCACCACCACGCGGTAAGCATTAACGCCAGGCGCTGTTGCAAACACCAGCGTTGCAGTGGTTGTGGTGGGGCGATACACATCCACTTCAACGTCGTCGTAGTTGCCGGAGTTGGGGAACACGCGGATGATCACGTCGCGGGTGTTCAAGCTATGCGTGATCGTATAGCTGGTGGCGCTGCCGTCACCGATATTGGCGCTGTACTTTTTGATCCGCCCGGACCATGTAGCCAGCTTCAGCGGCGTGACGATGCGCAGATCATCAGTGCCAGCATCAACTTCAGCCTGCGTGGCGATCTCGGCAATACCAGGAGTCGTCTCGCTAGCGGCAGGTGCTGCAGCGGCAAACGATGTCCAGATGACATTGCTGCTGTCGATGGTGCCGTTGACCTGCGTCTGGCGCCAAGTGGTGCCAGCGTCGGTGCCTTCCTCGACGGTGATGATCGCCTGCTCAAGCTCAGCAAAGGTGCTGGCATCAAGCGAGCGAGTCATGGCGACCGCAGCGCCATTCCACACATAAATGCCGTTCTGGCTTTGCGTGGATTGGTTGCGCACCAGCACCCGATCTTGGGATGCCATGGTGATGCCATCAATCGTGGCGCCAGGGCTGCTCAGGTTGATATTGCTTTGCGTGCCAACGCGAGCGCTGTCCTTCCATGCCAGACCTTCAACCGCAGAGTCCACATAGGACTTGGGTACGGCGTCGCCCGATGCAGTTGGCGTCGGGACATTGATGACCTTTGAGACGCTCTGCAGGTCTAGGTCGGTAAAGAACTTGCGAGCCATGTCAGATCAGGCGAGCGAGGCCAGCGGATGCTGGATTCAGTGTAACAACGGTCTGGTTATCGCTTGGATGTGCGACATCACCATCAATTTCTTGACTGCCGCTGTCAAGTAATTCAACAGACGGTTTATAGCCAAGATTGTGGTTAATTGTCCATGTTGTTGCTGGTGCAACTTGTTGATACACAAAGGCAGCAGCTCCCGATGGCCCTTGCGGACCTTGCGTGACTGCAGTAACGGTGCTGGTGACAGGTACGGTGACAACAGTGCTGCTGCCGTTCTCGGTGACGGTGACCGTGTTAGTTACAGAGCTGACATTAACGGTCGTCATGCCGTATATCCCTCGCTGACGTAGATAATGCCTTCGAGGTAGTACTCCTTCAACCCGCTTGGATTAGTCAGCAATACGTCGTAATACGCCTCATTGGGCAGCGTTGCGGTCTGGTCATCAGTTAGCGCAATGGCAACTGTTCCAGTGCTGCGGTTGGTGTAGGTAACGGTGAAGTCGCCGTATTTGGTGGTGCGGCCTTGGTTCCAGGCTTGAGCGGCAACGGTCCAGCCGGTCAAGTTGATGGCAGCATCGGTGCTGTCCTTGAATTGCAGCGTGATGCTGTAATCCGCCCGGCGCTGCAGGCTGATGTTGTAGGTGCCGGGTGAAATTGCC